GTAATCTTTCTACTACGAAAGAGATTGAAGATAGTTCTGAAGGAAAAGAAACCAGGGACATGACCAGAGCCCAGGTTACTAAATCTGTATTCCGAGTTCTTACCCTTAAACTTGGTAAGGCAAATATTCCAATGCTGGTCACTAATCACACATATGATGTTGTAGGTGCTTATGTTCCAACTAAAGAAATGGGCGGTGGTAGTGGTCTTAAGTATGCCGCTTCTACTATTATCTACCTCTCAAAATCGAAGGAAAAAGACGGTAAAGAAATCGTCGGAAATATTATCAAGTGCAAAGCGCAGAAGTCTCGATTTACTAAAGAGAATTCCATTGCTGAGACGAGGCTTTACTACGACACAGGACTCGACCCTTACTACGGATTACTTGAACTTGGAGAGAAATACGGAGTCTTTGAGAGAGTTGGTAACAGATATAAAATCGATGGAACTTCCGTCTATCCGAAAACAATTCTCGCGGATCCAGAAAAGTACTTTAGTGCAGACATTATGCAAGCGTTGGATGAATGTGCGAGAAAAGAATATCTATATGGACAAGGTAATATAATTACGGAGGCTGATTATGCAAGCGAAGAAACTGACTGACTTTATTAAAGTCTATGATGATATGATTACTCCAGATATTTGTAATGACATTATTGAATTATATGAGAGTAATAAGGATCATCATGATAGGATTGATAGGGAGTATAGACCCAACTTTACTCAATTTAATCTTACTCAGTTTGTGAATAGTGGTGCATCCACAGCACAAAGTAAATTGATTCATGATAATGTCACTAAAACTCTTTTGAGTACAGTTAACTTATACATGATTGATCTTTCGATTACTAATGAACTTCCTTCTCAATATGCATTGGAGGAAGTTCGCATCAAAAAGTATGATGCAAACCGCACTGATCAATTTGCTGATCATGTTGATGTTGGTGATCACAACTCTGCTCGCAGATTCTTGGCATTTTTCTTGTACCTAACTGAGAATCAATTTGAGGGTCAGACCAACTTCACATATCTTGACTTGTCAATCGACCCGAAACCTGGTAGAATACTGGTGTTCCCACCTCTATGGTTGTTCCCTCATGCTGGAATGCCAGTGGGGAAATCTGAAAAGTACATTGTTGGATCCTATTGTCATTATCTATGATGGAAAAACTGGAAGTAATCGTTCTCAAAAATCTTGTTTATAATGAGAAGTATTGCCGTAAGGTTCTTCCTTTCATCAAACCAGAATACTTTGAGGTTCATGAAGAGAAAGTTGTTTTTGATGAGATCAACAAGTATGTTCAAGAATATCAAACACAACCTCCACTCAATGCTATTGCCATTGAGTGTGAGCATAGAACTGATCTAAGTCAGGATGGTTTTCAGAATATTCTTACTCTTCTGAAAACCTTTACTGAGGATAAGATTGATTTTGATTGGTTGATTAATACCACTGAAAAGTGGTGTAAAGATCGAGCAGTTTATCTATCTCTTCTTGAGGCAATTAAGATTGCTGATGGTAAAGATAAGACCAGAACTCGTGATGCTATTCCCAGTATTCTTCAGGAAGCATTGGGAGTTTGTTTCGATGAACATGTAGGTCATGATTATATCGATGATTTTGAGAGTCGTTATGACTTCTATCATCGTAAGGAAGAAAAGATTCCCTTTGATCTTGAGTTCTTCAATAAGATTACTAAAGGTGGTCTTCCTTCTAAGACATTGAATGTTGCTCTTGCTGGTACTGGTGTTGGTAAGTCTCTGTTTATGTGCCATGTTGGTGCTGCTGCTCTTCTCCAAGGTAAGAATGTTCTTTACATTACTATGGAAATGGCAGAGGAACGAATTGCAGAACGAATCGATGCTAACCTATTGAACATCAACATTCAGCAACTGCAAGATCTTCCTAAACAAATGTATGAAACTAAGATCATCAAACTTGCTCAAAAAACTGTTGGCAAACTCATCATTAAAGAGTATCCAACAGCATCGGCACACTCAGGTCATTTCAAGTCTCTTCTCAATGAACTTGCTCTAAAGAAAGGATTTAGACCTGATATTATTTTTATCGACTATCTAAACATTTGTGCAAGTAGTCGATACAAAGGAACCATCGTAAATTCTTACACCTATGTTAAAGCAATTGCAGAAGAACTTAGGGGTCTTGCTGTCGAGTTTAATGTGCCTATCGTTAGTGCTACTCAGACTACTCGTTCAGGGTATGGTAGTACTGATGTTGATCTTACTGATACCAGTGAGTCTTTTGGACTCCCTGCTACTGCAGACCTTATGTTTGCTCTTATCAGTACAGAAGAACTGGAGCAACTCAATCAGATCCTTGTCAAACAACTTAAAAACAGGTATAATGACCCTACGATGAACAAGCGTTTTATCGTTGGCATTGACAGGGCAAAGATGAGGTTGTATGATGTAGAGCAATCCGCACAAACTGATCTTGTTGATTCGGGGCAAGATCTTGATGAAGAACCCGAAAACTTGTTTAAGAACAAGTCCCGTAAAACATTCACTGACTTTAAGTATTGAGGTAATTTATGACTGAAGGTTTTGGTAAGAAAAATCCTGCTGAAGAACTGATGAGCGAACCGCAAGTTTATGAAGCAGACTATGACAAATATCTGGAGTTTGTTGATTTTGTCACCAGCGATGCTAGCAAAAACTATGATGCATTTTCCGCTCGTCTAAATGAACTGAATGAGCAGGAAGTTAATATTGAGCGTCTTCTCACTGGTGCTGTTGGTATCAATGCTGAAGGTGGAGAACTGATGGAAATTGTTAAGAAGATGATCTTCCAAGGCAAACCATGGAATGAAGATAATCGAGATCATCTGATTATCGAACTGGGTGATGTAATGTGGTATGTAGCACAGGTTTGTCTGGCACTAAATATTTCCATGGACGAAGTTGTTCTGAAGAATGTTTCTAAGCTACTTAAGCGTTATCCCGAAGGTGTATTTGATGTATCTAAGTCTGAGAAGCGAGCAGCTGACGACCGATGATGACATCATCATTGAATACTTCAAGATTTCTGAACAACTAGATAATAACCCTCTCTCCTAAATACTAGGAAGAGGGTTCTTTTATTACGCATGGCAATTCCAGCACCATTACAACAAAAATATGAACAGATTTCTAAAAAAGTAATTATAGAAATCTTAAATGTTCCCTCCATTATTGAATCTCACAATCAGAGCGGAGGTGACGCAGAATTTACTGAAGTTATTGATTCGAGTGATGTTGGAAACTTAAAAACTCTTTTTGGAGCAAAACTTTCTTTTGGTACTCGATTGACTGTTGCAGTTAAGTCAAAACGAAATGTTATCATAGATAAAATAAATTCTGTTCTAGAAAATAAAAAGGAAGAAATTCGTAAATTATATGTTGATGCCTTTGTAGAATTAAATCTTAATGGAGATATCCCAGAAGATTTTGAGATTACTGTAGATAAAGGATTTTCTCAGGGATCTAAAACTATACGATTATTAATAAAAAGATATACTTTAGATAAGAAAACCAATCAGGCAAAATATGCCCAATATCCAGATTATGCCCTTACTATATTTTCTAAAGGATTAAAAAACGATACATCAGATCCTCACGAACTAATGACTGGGACATTGATTGCAATGAGCAAAATTGTGAATGTCGATCAAATTAATAATAAAAAACCATCTGATAGGAATGAAGCAATTGAAAACTTACTTCAGGAGGTTTATAGTAAAGCACCAGCTGTAGATGGGATTGTACCAAAAGAGAGAGAAGCGATCAAAGGAGATATTGTCAATCTATCTAAAGCTTTATCCGTATCGAATTATGTTGTATCAGTTATCACAAATAATGGCGGAAGTATAGAAAAAGTATATCAAACTGGTAAATCCTGGGTAAGAGATATTGCACATCTCAAAGGAAAGGATAAGACAATGGATACGATTATTAAAGCATACAATTCATCAGATCTTATTGTTAAATTTTCTTTAGGAAAGCAAACTCATTTTTGGGGTCTATCTCTCAAGAAGAAAGGTATCGGTATTAGAGAACCAGATCCAACTTTATTGAATAAACCAGTAGTTGGGGAAAGTAAGGCTACTAGTGGTTATCTTGTTATGAAAGCACCAAATAGAAAAAATGAATTGGAAGTAGCAGAATTGAATTTTTTTGCGGAAGTATATAAAGTTAAATTTGGAAATAGACCACATGAAACAGTTGCTCAACTAAAGACTAATCGTAGAATTTGGTTGAAAAAATTAGATGAATCACTTACAGATAATGAAAAGAATGCTGCCCTAACAGGAAAGGAACATTCTGGTAAAAAATATCCAAAGAACACTTGGTTTGAGAAAATTGATGAAGTATTTAAGGAAGTTTTTTCGGACAAAGAAAACTTTAAGCAATTTTTAGACCTAACATTTAGAATTAATATTGATAGTTATGTTGGACAACAACATTTTCACTTTAGTTTAATTACTGGATCTGGTGGATTAGATAAGCAGGGTAAATTAGTAGTAAATAAATGCAATGAAAAGAATTCAGTATTTCTTAAAGAAGTTTTTACTACAATGTTTCAGGGTGGTCCTATGGAAGTTCTTAAGAAAAGGGGCAGTGCAAAAGAACCAAAATTTGAGGTAAGAACTACTGCTGGTAAGAAGCAGGCATTTGAGACAAATGCAGGTGCTGCGAAATTATTCTATACTTTATGGATTGATAAGATGCCAATTTGTGATTTGGAAGTTAGATATAAAGGTGCAATGACATCTTCCCCTCAGTTTCAAGTCTTTATAACTAGAAGATTTCAAGGATTCTTGGGAGCTGCTAAAAGAAAACTTCAGGATAAGGGAATACATGCAATTCTTCAGAAGGCAGCATCTGCATAAATATTAAAGAAGGAATTTTTTGATAAATGAAACGATATAAAGAGTTCTTAAATGAGGCAAAGAAGAGTGGTGCTGCCGCAGAAGCAGAGAAACTCGGACTTGTTCATGTTGGATATGGTAAGTATGCTAATCCAAGAACTAAAAAAGTAGAATACAGATCTGAAGGCGGACAGAAGCTAGTTAAAGTTAATCCCAAAGATGCTGGACTCCCTACAGATCATCCTGCTGCTCCAGAGCAAAATGCTGCAAAAGCACCAGATCAAGGAATGGCAATTACACTAACCTTTGGTCGTTTCAATCCTCCTACGATTGGTCATGAGAAACTAATTCAACAGGTTGCCTCTGCTGCAAAGCAAGGTGATTTTCGTATCTATCCTTCTCGCTCTGTAGATCCTGCTAAGAACCCACTGGATCCAAACACTAAAGCAGAGTGGATGAAAAAGATGTTCCCCGATTATGCTGATGCAATTGTTAATGATGAGGGGATGAGAAATATCTTTGATGTACTCAAAGCAGTAGCAGCAGAAGGATATACTGAAGTTAACATCGTAGTTGGTTCTGATAGAGTTTCAGAATTCCAGAATCTAGCACAAAAATACAATGGATCCCTTTACAACTTTAATAACATCCAAGTCATTTCAGCAGGTGAAAGAGATGCTGATGCTGAAGATGTTAGCGGAATGTCAGCTTCTAAGATGCGTAAGGCAGCAATGGATGATGACTTTGAGACTTTTAAGAAAGGTATTCCAGATACACTAACAGATCCTGATAAGAAAAAATTATTCACAACAGTTCAGGATTCGATGCATACCACAACTAAAGCAGAGATGTGGCAGATTGCACCAAAACTTGATTATGAAAATCTCAGAGAAGCATATTACAATAATGAAATATTTCAAGAGGGTGCAATTGTCCAGCATCTAGACACTGGAGTTGTTGGAGAAGTAATTCATCGTGGTACAAATTATGTAATATATGTTGATGAATATGACACCTCACATAGAGGATGGTTGACTCAATTGACCGAAGGTGCCGACCCTAAAACTCAATTGGAAGTTGGGACGGATAAGTATCGTAATTATGTACAACAACTTACTCCAGGTCAATCAAAAATTACATTTGGTGGTTGGATGAAAAAAGTAAAAACCACTAAATAATAAAAGGAATTAGAAACTCGCAAGGAATTAAAATGTTTACTAACAACTTTAAGCTCGATGGGATTGAAAACATCCTAGACGATATTGGTTATCTCGATGAAATGAAAGGTGCTGGCGAAGAACAAGAGGATAAGTACACTAAGAAGTCAGGTAAAAAGTCTAAGGACTATGATGGTGATGGTGATGTAGAAGACGAAACTGACGAGTATGCTGGCGTAAAGGATCGCGCAATTAAGAAGGCAACTGGTAAGTGCTCCAAGTGTGGTAAAGAGCCCTGTGAATGTGAAGATACTAAGAAAGAGTCTGTAGATTTCTCATCTGTTCTTGATGAACTAACTGATGAAGATCTTATTTTCCTTTCTGATACTCTTATTGAAGAAGTTGTTGAAGAGTTTTTCTATGAAACTCTAGAAGAAGGTTTTGAGATTGATGAACTCGAAACTATTCTAATTGAGCAAGTTGAGTCAGAACTAACCTACCTTGAAGAAGCAAAGGTAACTGTTGGTCACGATTCTAATTCAGAAGTAAGCAGACCTAGCAGACTTGCAAAAGTAAAAGCTGCTGTAAAGAAAGTTGCTTCTGGCGCCAAAGCAGTTGCTAAGAAAGTAGCTGGTGCTGCTGGAGAAGTTGCTGGTTCTGCTGTTGCT